TGTAAAGTTTTTAAAGTTCCTAAGTCTCCGTAATCATAGTCTGGAGTGGAATATCTAGCAAGTATATCAGAGCCATTAAAGTCATTGCCTGAATCGTGCACAAGCACAAAGCCGTCAGTATCACCATGATAATATTCTTCAACACCATTTTCGTTAAATCCAGCTCCTATACTGGTTACTTCTATTCCTCTTATTTCTGACCACTCAAACCCATTTGGTCTAAGTGTACCTATAATTCCTTTTTGTTGTGAATTAACAACTGTTAAGTCTGTATAAAATAATCTATACTGAGACTTTTCTCTAAGTACTGCACTTGAAATTACAAACTTATCTACGTTCTCTGCTAGTTGTGTAAGAATTGGTTGTATAGCTTTACTCACTGTACCTAATTCAACATCTCCAATTCTCGCTGTACCAGCAACTGTTCTTAGTCCATCGGGTGCTAAGAAGATAAGGTCACCACCTATCTCTTGAATACTGTATCCTGAGAGACAACCAATGTTCTTTGCCACTGGAACTACCACTGCTGTACCGTTTATATCTTGTAGCTTGAATATACTGTTTCTACAAAATATAAAAAGTTCTTGACGGAAGCTTTTAATTCCTACTATCTGGTCTGACAAGGTTATAGAACCTGAACCAGTACCACTAAAGTCTGTAGGGTCTAATAGTTTACTATAAAAAACTGTGCTTAGATTATCTTCAACACCTGCAACAACTAAATGTTTATCGTGTATTTCAGAGTGTGTTGCAAACTTTGTACTTGTTACAGTTATCTCACTACTAAAGTATGTTCTAGTATTGATGTTAGCACCTGTACCTTCCATTCTAAACTGATAAGGTTTGTTAGCTCCATCACAAATTATTAGTTGTCCATAATCGTAATCAGGTCCTTCAAATAAAGAAAAGCTAATCTTTCCTTGTCCTGTTCTAGTAAGTGTACTACGCCCTGTAAAGGCTGTGTAGTTATCTCCACTAGCATCTACTGAACTTCTACTTACGTTTAACCAACTTGTACCATCTTGACTAAAAAATATTCCTGTCGATGCACAAGCTATAACACCATCTCCGTAAGGTATAACTCCATGAATTGTATCTGTGCTTCCACTTACTTGTGCAGCACTACCAGCTCCTAATTTACTATACCCACTAATACGTCTATAGCCACCCTTGATAGAAACTTCAAAGTTACTTAGGTCGGTTGCTACTCCCGGAGTTTTAAGCAAATCAATTTGATTGGTTGCTTTAACTAAACCACCGGCACATGCAACTGTATAGGGTTGTGATGCTGCCATAAATTAAAAGTATCGTCTATCGTCTGTCATTGCACGAGGAGTTGGATTTACCAAGTTAGACTTCATAGTCCTCATCGCCTTCTTATAATCGTCCATAGCAAACGCTGCTTGTTGTGGACTTTCTTTAAACTGCCAAACATAATATCTTGCTCTAGCAGTAATAACATTTGTGTACTGTTCTGGGAATACAACTGTGTCTCCGTGTGCTGAAAGCTTTGTAGGCTTGTCAAACGCATAGAAATGTATGTTGTAAACTTTATCAGGTATTGGACTTAATCCAAACTTCCTGCCATCTGGTGATTTAATAACCCTAGAAGGCTCACCATAAGACTGTGCATCTGCATCGTCTACGTTCTCGCTGTCTCTGTAATATCTTTTCCAATCAGCTAGACTTAAAAATCCTAACCCTTTAGAGACAAAGGGGGCTGTTTCACCACTAACATTAATGGTGGTTAAATAAAAATCATCCCAGTCTATCGAAGCGTAATCATCTTTGAGACTCGAGCTACTTGCTTTTAACTCGTACCATCGGGTACCAGCTACAGAAGCTACGGTCACGTTTCCATAGAACGGGTCAGTTCCACCACTCTCGCCTACTGCAAGAAATGGTAACTGTGGTTCTTCATTTGCTATATCAAATATAGACTTGTTGATAGAGTCTTTTACAAACTGTTGTAATCCTACAGCACTTGTAAAGTTTGCAGAAGTTAATGGTATTTCATTAAGTTCTCTAAGGACTTCGTTTGTTAACTCTAAATATGTTGTTGCCATTATTTACCTTTAGCTTTTGTTTGTGCTTTTTTACTTAAATCTTTAAAGTGAAAAAGTCTTTCACTTGTTTTGCCATGAGTTTTACCTGTGTGCAATTGTCCATTAGGCATTTTATGAGAGTTGCCTTTCCATTCAGTTCCATCTCTTTTATAATGTGGTACGCCTTTCATAATTAGTTAGGCATACACTTAGGCATTTCAACTTTACTGCCTTTCTTATATCCAGTTCGAGCAGGACCACCATTCATCATCTTCTTTGCAGGTGTACCACCAGAACTATTTGTACTTCTTGACATACCACCATACATTTTCTTTTCTCGTTTCATTTTACCGTACATCATATTCTTCTCCTGTTTTAAAATAGGTGGAGGAATCCTAAGACCCCTCCGGTTTGGTATCAGTTAATACCTTAGACTGTACTATTAACCCGCTTGAGTAGTAGTAATACCGTCTTGAACTTTACACTGTCCGTTAAGATACCAGTTAGTGCCATCAGACCATACATGAACAAAATCTCCATGTACTGCCTTACTAGCTACTAATGAAATAGTATCTGCATCTGTAACTGTGGCTACGGAACCTGCTGCATCTTCCGGAGAAGATATGTTACCCACAATAATATTAGCACTAGATGCTGTTACGATTGTATGAGTACCTGTAGGTTCGGTTGCTCCAACATAGAACCAATACTCTAAACCTGCTGCTGGAGCTGGAAGAGTTGATACTTTAGCTGCTGCTACGTTCATAACAAAGCGAGTACCTGATTCTGCTGCTGTAATTACATTTGTTGCGACTACGGCTTCAGTGTCTGAAGGTTTCTGAATCTTCTCAGCTAATACTCGAACATCGACTGTTCTTGCTGAGTTACGTCCAGTATCCCTTATATTTTCAATTGTCATATTATTTACCTCTGTAAATTTATGCGTTAAAAAAAGTGAAAGGGTCCGAAGACCCTCTCGACCTGACTACTTAGTCAATACCGTAGAATGCACTTACAATGGCTTCGTCTCTAAGTACTTTCGCACCATAGACATGAAGACCACGCACAATGTCACCAAACGAAGTTGGGTCTCTCAACACTTCTGTTGAAAGGATTGTGTTAGCAGTTGCAGTAGATGACATGTGTCCAGCCAAACATTTACCAGCAGCATTAGATGTTGCAGCAATATTGTTTGATTTGTACATATCAAAACCACGTAGTTTTCCACTTGATACTAGTCCGTTTCTAATCGAACCTTGTCCAGCATTGTAGTCAACAGACAACAATTTAGAACTAGAGCTTCCTAGAACTTCGTAGAAGTCAGGACTAGCAACAAACCAACGACCTTCTTCAGGTACGTTCTGTTCGTCAAGTAGTCTTGCCATTCTAGCCATTACGTCTAGAGGGTCAGTTTCGGATTGACCTAAGTCAATGTTACCAGCACCGTCAAATACTCCAGCTCCTAAGTCAGTTGCACTGTCAGAACCTAAAATATGATTAGGTGATGAAGCAGGTACACCTGCAAACATAGTAGCTAGTACAGCAGCGTCATAAGCATCTTTCAATGAGTATGCAGCAGAGCTTGAAGCAACTTCTTTAAAGTTAACGTGTGACATATTCTTTTCAATATCATCTACGATGAATTTAAAAGCGTTAGCACTGTCAACAACTAAAGATGTTTCAGCATCTGTAAGTCTAGTTTCTGTGGTATCGGTATTTCTTGTGTACGCTGACACTGAAATAACGGGTTCTTTGATAATGTTAACTGAGTCTCCGTATGCAGATATCTCACCGGAATAATCGGTGTTTGTGATAGCTTCAATTACAGACGATTTCCTAAAAAAGTTTAGAACCTTTTTAGAGTAAACCGAAGGTAAAAAGAAACTATTAGTTTGACCTGCAACAGAGTTAGCAAAGTTACCATCGGTATCAGTACCGGGTTCAAAATATTGAGCCATAGTATATTCTCCTTTAGTTATAGTTTATTTAGTGATTCTGCCTTCTTGCATTGCGTCTGATATTTCCTTTTCGAATTTAT